TTGACAGAAACTAGATCGACAACCAGGCAAATGTCAAAGAGCCCAGGGGTTCGTCCCGCCTATAGGATGTGACCGGTCACTAGGTCCTCGTACCAATCAAGATGGATTTCACCGTCCGCGCCATTCGAGCCGAGGTTCGTCAGCCTAAACAAATAAACCGTCGAGGGAGCCAGAATCCATTCGATTGAAAAACCACCGGTCCCGCCCTCCGCGTTCTTTCCGTTTCCGCCTGGAGCGAACAGTCGGTCGAGCCTGGTTCCGTCGCTGGATAGGCTCGGGGTATGGTAGGAGAGCGGTTCGGGAGTGATCGCGAGCGCGTTCGCCGTTCTGTTCCGATTGACCTCGGGGATCAATGTTCCCCAGGTGTCGGCGACTGTCGGGACAGGGTCCTCGAAAATCTCCAGGGTTGCCTCCTGGGTGCAACCGAACAATGGGACCAAATAGATCGGATGAACTCCGATCACCATGATGATCTCAATCGTTCCATTTGAGGCAATCCCAGAGATGTCGTGTTCGCAAGTGAAAAACAAACCCTGTTCGGCTTTCGCCTCGGACAGGGTTTTCGTAATGGTATAGGGTTTGAACCCGTGACCTTGTGCCATCTATTCGTCCTCGCCGTTGTTGTCGTCCTCGTTGCCCTGGTCGTCGGAGAAATCGTCCTCCTCGTCGTCCAGGTCGTCGGCGGCCGTTGATCCCGCCAGGGGAACCTCCGCCTCGATTGCGGCGATCTCCTCGTCCAGGGTCTTTTCAGTCATGCCTCGAGTTTGCATTGTGAGATGAATTGATTCCTGGGAGAGCGGAGCGCCGAGCGTCTTAGCCGTCAGGAGATCGATCAGTTCTTTCCCTGCCATTGTGTCGTCCACGAAATCAAGGTTCGGGGTGACGATCACCTCCTCGGGGTTCGATCCTGTCCAGATCGCAATATCTCGGAGAGACTGTTGCAATCCGAACGCTCCGGCGAGAGCGACCTGGTTCAATGTCGAGGTGCGAGCCGCGACCCGAACTTTCAAAGCGTCGCCGCTTTCCTTTTCCCTGGAAACACTATCGAGCAATTGTCCGCCCTTTTGTGCCGCCCTGGAATAATCGTTCTCGAGAGCCGAGCGCATTTCAACCAGCCCTTGCGAATCAACGCCGATGAATTTCGCGTCGCCGCCGGTCGGCAATCCGATGGATGAATTCGCGCCGGTCCGATAAGTCTTTTCCTCCGCGTCGCCGATGACGACAAGCGTGTCCTGTCCCTGCATGAATAGCGATTGACGATAGTCAGCCTCGCCTCGGTAGATTGTCAGGACCAGGTTAGCCAATCCCAGGAGAGCGGGATCATCTGGGTCGGGAACAACATCCTTTGAATTGATAAACGTGAATGGGATTTTCTGGAGCGTCGTTCCTCGGATCGAGGGGATCAGCATCGTCGCCTCGTTGAACTCAGTCGCGCCTTGCTCGAATACACCGGCCGAATAAACGCCGCCGAGAGGTCCCTCGTTGACGATAGGATCGCCGAGCATCAGGAGCCGGTATTTGTTGACCATCTCCCAGTTGAACATATCGGTCCGGACATATTCGCTTTCGTCCAGGACAACCAGGTTCAAGCTATCGATGACATTCGTCGTCCGCTCGCCCTGGTCCCAGTTGATCATTGCCTCCGCCTGGTACATCGCCAGATATGGGAGTTCGTGACCTGGAACAGGTGTTGACGGCATGTCGACCAGGAGACCCAGGCGACCAGAGACCAGTTGTTCCTCGTTGATCCGACGCAATAGAACCGCGAGGCTTTCGCCCTTGATCGTTGCGCGTTCCAGGAGAGGTTCCATTTTCGCGGGGAGCTCAATCGTCGGCGGCTTGCGGTGCATGACACCGATCATCGCCTCGATTGCATCCGATACCAGGTCGGGGAACGATGCCCTGGTCTTGTATGCCTCATAAGCTTTCGCGCCTGGAGCGGTTGCGTTTGTCATACCGTCGGCAATCATGCCGGACGTTGCGGGGAGATATTCTTGACCCTTGTTCTTGATCACTCGCTCGCCGCGATAGGTGTCCCGCATTTTCGCCCAGTCCGAGGAAAATTCGGAATAGAGCGGATGTTTGCTGTCGATTGCCATTGTTGAATCCTTTGCCGATTTGTCGAGACTATAGCCGCGCCTTGCGGATTAGTACATCCCGACATGATTTCCTTGTGTTGGTCGGTTGCCTACATTGCGAACCCTATAGCGGACCTCGTCTCCGATGTGGTCCTCCGCGTTCGTGTTCACGTCGTCCATATCTTTCTCACATCTCGGAAGCGTTGTCACGGTCCGGAGGAATTGTTGACACTCCTCGCCGACCACAAATAGACCAGGTCGTTCCCTGGGTAAACCGTCAATGACCCAGGCGGCTTTCATCATCTTGCGAACCATCTCCCACCCGCTTTTCCTCGAGCCTGGTGATTTGTCCGCCCTGGTCCAGGCAACGCCTCGATAGAGATCACCGCCGACGCGAACGTGTTTCCCCATGTCCATCGCAATCGACATCCCGTTCTCGACGTTATAGATCGCGCTGTCCGCTGGACCTGGTTGGACGACCGAGTGATCGCCTTTCCGCAAGCCCCATAAAATCTCGCGCTCGACAATGCCTTTCGTGATGTCGGTCGCCAACATCTGTAATCCCTGGTTCGGGGAGCCGTTCCATCCATACCATTCTTTGATCCGGAACAGATCGCCTCGGACAGTCGACATCACATCGCCATCAGGGAACCGCAGATCGGAGCCGTCGCTCTCCGCCCACCATCCGCAGGAGAAGGGAGCCGACGATCCCCAGTCGAATGATCTGTCGATCCTCCAGGACGCCGGAACGCCGAACCTCGGAACGACATTGAATTTCGCGTCCCATACATCTTGAAACATGCCACCGGCGACGATGTCCCAGGAGCCGGACAACCAGGCTTTCGCCATTGCCGGATTTGCAGCCGATGCAATCACCGTTTGTTTGTAATTGGGATCGGCAGCCAGGAGCAATTTGTTCTCGTCGATGTGACCGTGGATCGCTGTCCGGATCGGCTCGTCTCGTCCCTCGCTGTCCTTTGCGTCGGTGATCGTGATCGACTTCCACCATTTGCCGTGCAGCCGGTAACGGTCTTTGACCCAGGAGTGACCTGGTCCATAGGGGTTAGTTGTTGCGCGGACCATCCTGGGAACGCCTGGAGTGGATGACCGGCAACAGGAGAACATCGATTTGAAACATTCGTCGGTCGCCCAGTTGGTCAATTCCTCCCATCCGATAAATGGGTATTCGTGACCGTGATAGTTCCAATAATCAGATTGCCTCGCCATATGACGCAACAGGAGCCGCTCGCCGGTCGGCCATTCCCACATCATTTTCGACCTGTTGAATTTGGCCGCTGGGAACATCTGTCGGAACCATTTCTCCGACTTCGCCTGGACATCCGCCAATTGCGGATAGGTCTGTCGAAAGATGATCCCGCTCCAGGCCGCGCCGTAACCTTTGCCGACGTGCTGGGCGAATGTCATCAGGAGACAATCCGTTTTCCCTGGTCCCCTGGTCCCGTGATAGAGAGCCTCGAACAACGGGCAATTCATAAAATAGGTTTGCGATCCTTCTTGCGGACACCAGGCCACCGGCTTCCCGTTGACCGTCATCACCGGAACAGCAGCCTCGGCGATTGTTGCCTCGGCGAGCCGCTTATCGAATTCGGCTTTCTCCTCGGCCGAGGGAGCCGAGATGTCGGCAACGCGAACGGCCATCACTTGCTCTCGATCTGTTTGGTGTCGGATCGATCAGGAGCCTCGTCCGGCTTCTCGTTGTTGACCGTGTCCTGGTGTTCAATCCATTGCGTCGGGGTCATCTCCGCCGGTGCAACCAGGACGCCGCCGCCGATTGCGCCGTGTTCGATTTGCTGTTTGTCGCGATAGCCCTCATCGACCTTTTTCATTTCCATCGCAATCAATGGCGTTGGATATTTGACCGATTCAGATGAAACGTTTCCGTCTTTGTCATAGTGGACGGTTTTCTCGCCTTCCATCATCAGCTTTTTAGCATGGGTCAGGAATGTGTCCGCCCAATCCTCCTCGGCTTGATAGACGGCCGCCTCGAAATCTGGATCGCTTTCCATATGCCGACGGACGGTCGCGGTCGAGGTGTTCGCCGCTCGGTTTGCTCCGCCCTTTGATCCGGTCGCCGCCAGGTGTTCGCAATAGATCGCTTTCGCTCGATCAGTGAATTTGATCTTTGCGTCTTGCATCTGTTTGCGCCAATTCGTTTGAATCGCTCTCGGCTTCAATGGTGATTCAGAAATAGCGTTTCCGTCCTGGTCGATCTTGACCGTGACCTTTCGTTTCTTTCCAGTTTTGCTCGGTTTTGTTGTCATCGATAGAGCCCTCGCGCTCGCGCATGTTGGACGGATTGCATGTGTTGAGCGAACTTTAAGCCCAGGCCGAGGGAGGTCGCAAGCCCAGGGAGGGGAAATCCCCGAAATCTCTCAAAAACCATCATGTCCTAGATGTCCGGGGTTGTCCTAGTGTGCATTGGTCTATCTAGGACGGATTTTTCGTCCTAGAAACAACGTTTTAAACCCTATTTCTCTTTTATGTCCTAGATGTCCTAGATAAAAGGAATAAATACAATCTCCTGGGCTCGAAAATCACGATTTTATTGTCGAACTCAAAAAACACCGTTTATCTAGGACATCTAGGACAGGACCTCGTAACCTCTTGTTAACCATAAGAAAACAGCCGTCCTAGATAAACCAATCATCTAGGACATATCTAGGACACTAGGACGGATTTGCTCGATTTACGGTGTCCTAGTGTCCGGTCGGAGGAATGTGATCATCTCCGCGCCGTCATAAAAGTCGAGCCCCTCGAGCGGTTTCCAGTCGACAATCCAGTCATAATTCAATGAATAATCGGCTCGCCCAGGAGGGATCGGGAGCATAACGTCTCGGACCGACTTACTCGGTCGGGGTCCCAGGGAGGCTCGGATGCGTTCCTCGAATGTCATTACATGGTCCTTTCAATGAGGCGAACAGGTCGTCCTCCTCGGTAAATGAGAGTTGAATGTCGTCGTCGAAATGGTGTCGCGGGATCACCAGGTTCTCCAGGATTTCCTCGACCTCTTTGGTCGGGATAAAATACCATCGAAACCCCTGTTTCTCGCGACCTTTCCTCGCTCTCCAGGCGATGAATTGCCGATGGTTCTCCTCGGCCTTTATGCTGTCGCGTTCTTCCTCGGTCATCAGTCCGCCCTCCGGAACAATTGCTCGGCGAGCGTGATCCCTTTCGGTGTGATCCTCCAGCCCGATCCGGCCGTCATCATGTCCTCGGTGAACAGCCCTCGAACGTATTCGACCAGGCCGTCGTTCCGGAGCTCTTTCAATGCGATTTGAACATAGGGCCGAGGGAGGTCGACACATTCGCAAAACGTCGAGAGATAATAACACCAGTCCGAGTTATTGTTGAGATCGTTCGCCGCGTAAAGGATGCGGTCTCGGATCGCCTGGGTTGCCTCGGGTCCGGTCGGTGTCCTGGACAAGTCGACCTTGCGCGGCAAAGCGTCGAAACGTTTTTGCATTTCGGAGATGTCAGCCATCAGGCCGCCCTCCGCTCGCCACCGGTTCGACGGTCAAAGAAATCGTCGGGGAGTGTTCCGTTTGATTGCCGACGTTCGCCGGACCGCTGGACCTGGGACATCTCGAGAGCCATCAGTTCTAAGACTTGATCGTTTGCCATTATCTCACCTTTCTCGGTTTGTTGGCGATCCGCATTGCGCGGAGTTCAAGCGCCTGGTGTTGGCGGACAGTTGCCTCGACAGCGGACATCCGTTTGTCGAGGTCGTCCTGGATACGAGACGCGAGCTCGGACATTACAACCATGATTGCGTCGCCGCGCGAAGGCTGGAGGAAAACCTCGAAAGAGCGCCTATCCATAATTTTGTCCTTTCAGATAGGTTCGACCGGCCGGAGAGATCAGGAAACAGCCTC